CGGCCGTCGATCGAACTCACACGTCTACCGTCGAAGGACAAAAATGTTAGAAAGGTGCGTGCTAAGGCTGTGATGCCAGTCATGGAAACTGTCTCTGGAAATACAGCAGAGGGGTACGTAGCAGATCCGAAGAAAATCGGCGAATCTGTGGTAATTTGTGATATGATCTTTCACAACCGTGCACCTGAACAGGCTATCGCTGATTTGCGTGTGTATCTCAGAGACTTATTGAGCTCTGCGAACACGCAATTCTTTGATGCCATAACGTACGATCAATTTCCTTATTGATTTTACATTTTTTAAAAAAATCCTATGTAAAGGTACTTTATCATGAAAGATAAAAAAGGTAAAACAGCGTATAACGCATTTAACTTATGGAAACGCGGCGAATCAGAAAGATTCACGAAACGTCTCGCGTGGTTTTGTGCATGTAACTCTGGACGCTTTTCGGACGACCTTTGTGGTCTTATTTCGAAGAACGATATTCAGGGTTTATGTACATATGATATAGACTATTCTTATTACGATTATCCCCAAGATCTGGCATACGCTAGGCAATGTTTGGCATTCTTCTCAAAGAATACCGACGTTGTCATTAGCGGTGTTGATCGTAGGAAAGCGTTTGAAGAGTCTTTTATCAGTACCGAGCGGAAATGCTCGCTCACCAACAAAAGGTTTTCTTTTATGTTTCAGTCTGGACATTTAATGTTCAGCGAGAACGGTCTTGTTTTTGCCGTTTCTCGGAAAATTACTGAAATATTGGGAGATTGTCCTCAGTTGTGTGAGCTTGATTTCCGTTTTGGCCCAGGGTTGAACGTCGGCATAGCTGACGCACATAAGACATCACCGCGTCATAAACTTGACGCACCTTTGACTTATTCCGCTGATATTGTGGACGAATTTATGGAAAAACTCGTCTGCGAACTTCCGTGGATGTTTGGGATGAACTCCTTACATTTATCGGTTGGAAAACTATCGGCAGTCCCAAAAAATTGGAAAACCTTTAGGTCTATTATTATAGAACCGATCCTTAACGGGCTTATTCAGCTTGGTATTGGAAAGGAACTAAAAGAACGGCTGCTTCACGCGACAGGTATAGATTTATCTGATCAAACGAGGAATCAACGTCTTGCACGGAAGGGGTCAATTGACAACTCCGTTGCGACCATTGATTTAAGGAATGCCAGCAACACTGTCGCTTTGATGGTTGTGTACCATCTGATTCAGTCAGAAGAGTGGTTTAATCTATTAGATTGCTCACGTACTAGTCAGATTAAATATGGTAAGGTGATCGGAAACTTGGAGATGTTTTCCTCTATGGGAAACGGATTCACTTTCGAACTCGAGTCTATCATATTCTATGCAATCGCATATGTGACAGTTTTGAATAACGGCGGTGACACATCTTTAGTATCCGTCTTCGGTGATGATTTAATCGTCCCGTTTGATGAGCGTATTATTGATGAGTTATATCATAATTTATCCTTTTTCGGTTTTGAAGTTAACTCTGAGAAGAGTTACACAACAGGCTGTTTTAGGGAGAGTTGTGGCGTCGATTATTACAAAGGGATTAACATTCGACCTTTTTACCTAAAAGATCGATGGACCGATGCTAGGCTAATGGGACTTCTCAACTTTGATCTGCAAAACTGGAATTTATTTAAGGATATACGCTTAGATCTTGAATCTTTCTTGATCGCGCGCTCACCGACAATAAATTTTGGTCCGGCAGGTTACGGTGATGGTCATATCCATTTTCCGACATGGGAACATCAGGGTAAAATGCACTTCCGTCACTCGCCGACAAAGCGCGTGAAGGGAGCGTCCTCCAATCTAAAAGGCAATGTTCCGCCTTTCTCATTTAAAACGATAACTAAGATTCCGATGACATGGAACGATGAATTAGAATTAGGAGATAGATTATATCCTCTTTATTCGATTTACCGTAAACCACCATTTAAGAATCAATATGTTATTGTCAAAAGTGAGTCCCAGAAGAGTAGAATTTTCACTACTGTCCCAACATCAGTTGGTTCACATGAAGATCCCTATATCCTAAGGGGTGGATGGAAGACTAATGTCACTACTGTCCGATTGTTCGGATGGTAATGTTGTAGGTCTTGGTTTGCTTGTATACTGAGCATTGATTCCGTATTTTGTTAGAAATAACTTTCTTTTGTCATTGCCCTAATTAGGTAACTAAATAGATGGCCATAACGGGAGGATAGTATATTCTGAACGGGAGAAACCAAAAATCAGCGTAATCGCTGTGAGCGG